TTGTTCTCATCGTTAATATTACTGGAAACAACTTCCTCGACAATCACATCAAAATCTCTGATTTTTTTCAGTTCAGCAATAAGATCGTCGAAGTTGTGCATGAAGATGGCTCTGTTTGCCCATTTCAGATTCTCATCTTTTGTTGTCAGCGTGACAGTTGTTAACGGTTCATCCGTTTCAGATAAAATCTTATACGCAATGTAAGCCGAATCTGCACCACCAGAAAACAATAGCAGATTTTTCATACTAACTCCTTTTTAATATATATAATGTGTTCTCTCTATTTATAAAAGGTATTTCTAACCAATGAAAAGTTTTATAGTTGCTGTGTTGTTGATGATATCATCAACAATTGTTCTTGCATCTCAACCACTAAATATCGTTGTTCCGAGTATACCAGGTGGCGGAGCAGACGTACATGCCAGACTTGTATCAAAACACCTAATCAAATATATCAATACACCAGTCAATGTTATGAATATGCAAGGTGCTGGTGGCCTTACCATGTCAAACTGGATATACAATGTGTCAGACCAGCAGAATACAATAGGCATTCTGTCTGTAAACAATAACACAATAACACACGGCATATTGAAAGAGGAAAATGTAAAGTATGATATACAGAAGTTCAAATGGCTTCTATCACTAGAAGATGGAGATAAGAATGTCTTTGTTCTCTGGGCAAACAGAACTAGAGGACTAGACAATATCACAATGCTCTTAAAACCAGATAACATTTTTGTTATTGGAAACCAGGGTCCAAATAATATTCAGACATATTTTATTTCTACTGTTATTGGTGTTAAATCTAAGATCATATTTGGATACAAAGATATCATCAAAGCATTGGAAATGAACGAGATCGACGCCAGATTTGGTACTATAATGAGTGCAGAGTCTAGATATCCTCAATGGCTGACAGGACAAGATGTTATTGTTCCTATTCTACAGATGGGTGCACCACATAGACACCCTTCAATCAAAAATGTTCCAAATATTAGAGAGCTTGTCAAAGATGATAATGATCTAAAACTAATCACATTCTATGAAAAATTAGTTAAGTTATCGCGCCTTGTAATAGCACCTCCAAATATGAAGTCAGATAGAGTAGAATTTATCATTGATGCATTGATGAACATGAGACAGGATAAAGATTTTATCTCTGACAGTGACAAACTCAATCTAGATTTTAATTTCATCAATCAAAATGAAACTAGTATACTTATACAAGACATTTTAAACACTGATCCTTCTATAGTCAGAATGTTTATAAATAAGTAATATAAACAATGTAACAAGGTCTAAAAATGTCTATTCCATCATCAAGAGAACAACTAAAAGATTGGTGCCTTCGTCAGCTTGGGTTTCCAGTCATTGAAATCAATGTCGATGATGACCAGGTTGATGATCGTATCGATGAAGCATTGCAGTATTTCCAGCAGTTCCATTTTGATGGTGTTGAACGCTGGTACCTCAAGCATCAGATCACACAAGAGAATAAGGATAACGGCTATATTCCTATCACGGAAAACATTATAGGTGTTACTCGTATTTTTCCTGTAGGATCAACAAATGCTTCTGTAAATATGTTCGACCTGAGATATCAGTTGAGACTTCACGAACTTTATGACTTTACATCTACATCTTACGTCAACTATGTTCTTACAATGCAGCATATCCGTACACTGGATATGCTTTTTTCTGGTGAAACACCCATCAGATTCAATCGTCATACAGATAAACTCTACATCGATTGGGATTGGGCAAATGATGTTGATGTTGGTGAATGGGTTATCATTGAAGGTTATATTATAGTTGATCCTAATACATATACAGATATTTACAATGATCGTATGTTAAAAAAGCTGGCTACTGCTTACATCAAAAAGCAGTGGGGAGCAAACATGTCTAAGTTTGCTGGTATGCAGTTGCCTGGAGGTATTACTATGAATGGTATACAGATATTTCAGGATGCTGTAGCTGAAATCAAAGAACTTGAAGAGTTGATTCGTGATACCTACGAGGAACCTCCTCAGTTTTTATTAGAAACCTGGGTATCATTTTTTATAAATACTGCTATAGGGTCATCATTATTAGGATTTATGGGATATGCAGCAAAAATATGGAATTATATACCTATGGTTTGATCGTAAGAAAAAAAAATTTTACTTAGGAGCACATTGGGGCACCATTGATGATGGATATATCTGTTCATCACGGTGGATGAAAAACACATATAAAAGACGACCTCAAGATTTTAAAAGGCGTATATTAGAAAAAGTAATATCAAACAAAGAAGAAATGTTTTTGAGAGAAGAAAATTGGTTGTCTCATATAAAAGATAGTGAGTTAGGTATAAAATATTACAATTTACAAAAACACTGGAAACATTGGAATAGTAATCAAGAAAAATCGTTAACAGTTCGTGAAAAGTTATCTGAGGCATCAAAGAGACTGCATCAAGATCCCGAATATAAGAAAAATTATATTGAAGGTCGTAAAAAGATGCCTCCTCAGACACAAGAACAAATAGACAAGAGAGCCAAATCTAATACTGGTAAAAAACGTACAGAAGAAACTAAACAGAAGATAAGCGATAGTAACAAAGGTAAAGTTTTAGGTCCTTTAACCGAAGAACATCGTTTAAAAGTAAGTGAAGCCCTTAAAGGAAAAAAGAATCCTTTTTATGGCAAAACGCATGAACCTGAACTAAAGAAACGTATGAACGAAAAAACCAGTGCCACTATGAAGGGTAAAATACCCGCAAACATACCAACAGGATTTTGGTGGAATAACGGCATCATAAATAAAAGAAGTTTAGAATGTCCTGATAATAATTGGACAAGAGGAAGACTTTAAAAAATGGCAACTTCTCACTACTTCAATAATTATTCTGGGGCGGCCACAAACGAACAACGTCTCATGGAAGAAGTTGTCACTGAATCTATTAAGATTATGGGCCATGACGTTTATTACATCCCCCGTGAAGGATTCAATGAGACAGATATTCTCTTCGGTGAAAATCCTCAGTCTAAGTTTGAGCGCGCCTATCACATGGAAATGTATCTGGCTAACGTAGAAGGATACGAAGGTGACGGCGACTTCTTCTCAAAGTTTGGTTTAGAAATTAGAGATACATCTAACTTTGTTGTGTCAAGACTTACATTTGAAAAATATGTGCCGTCTTCTCTAGCAGTAAGACCAAAAGAAGGTGATCTTGTATTTGTTCCTGTAATGCAGAAGTTGTTTGAAATTAAGTTCGTTGAAGAAGAATTGATGTTCTTCTCAATAGGTAAGAGAACACCATACATATACGAATTGCGTTGTGAACTCTTCCGTTACTCACAAGAAAGCCTCAATACAGGCGTCGAAGAAGTGGATCATGTGGAACATACACTGGGCTATACAATTGATATGGATTTAAACAATGGTTCTGGCAATTATAATATAGAGGAAAGAGTATATCAGGGTGCAAACCTAGCATATTCTACAGCCTCGGCTGATGTGAAAGACTGGGATCCTATCACACAAAAAATTCAACTTATCAATATCATTGGTCAATTCCAAGCTAATGCAAATGTTATTGGATCAACTTCAAACACTATATATAACGTATCTATATTCGATGACCTTGGAGACAATACAGATTACGACACATATGATAATAGAAACATTCAGACTGAAGCTGACGCATTTATCGACTTCAGCGAAATAAATCCTTTTGGAAAACCATAATGCTCAGTAATCGTCATTTTTATTATCAACTAACAAGAAAATATGTTATCGCATTCGGTAACATGTTCAACAACATTTCGTTGATAAGAAACAACAAAGATACTGGTGTTGAAATTGAGAGAATGAAGATTCCTCTCCTATATGCACACAAAGAAAAGTATTATGCTCGTCTCCAATCTGATCCAGATTTGCAGAGAGAGTTGCAGGTTTCTCTTCCACGTATGTCTTTTGAATTGACAGGCATGTCATATGATCCAACAAGAAAGCAAAACTCTTTATTAAGAACAGCTAAAGCTAATACGTCTTCAAGAGTATCTTCTCAGTATATGGGTGTTCCATATGATTTGGAATTTGAGTTGAACCTATACACCAGAAACATTCTT